GTTAGGAATCTTCTATCGGAATCGGAAGAACGATTAAAAAATATTCCAAAAAAGTTTACACAAACGATAGAAAGTGTGGGATGATTCATCCATCGACACACACACACAGCAGGAGAGCAAACATGATCAAAGTTACCTTCTACACCTACAGCAAAGTTCTCAAGCGTGAGTTTCGCAACGTAGAAGTTCACAAGTCCATGGATGACGCAAGGCTCCGCGCACTTGCGCTGAACTGGATCATCGAGAAAGTAGAACAAGCATAAGGACGAAACCCCGAAAGGGGTCTACCGGTTAAGCCGGTACTGATGAGTCCAACAGGAGAACACAATGATTATTGAGACACGAATCGCTGGAATCCCTTGCTTGGTTGAGGCTGATGTGTACGTTAGCCAAGGATCGTACAGCCGCAACGCTGCAAGCGACTGGGACTACTACGGGTGGGCAGAGGTTGGAGAGTTCACGATCATGGATCGGCGAGGCAGACCTGCTCCCTGGTTGGAGCGCAAACTCACAGACAAGGAAATCATCCGCATTGAGTCTGAGTTCATGGAGGTGAGAAATTAAACCCAAGTTCACGCGCATGATCGACGGAATCCCAACAATGACGGTGACCGAGCACGACTGGATCGTCTTGCAGTTGGTAAAGATCATCGAAGGTCTGGTTGAAGGCGCAGAGCCAGATTGCGGTGATCCGTCTTGTAAGGACTGCGAAACGTGGCGACCGGCATGGAGAGCGATAGCAGAGCTGAAGGAAAAGAATGAAACGTCTTGATAGTCCAGATTGCGACTGTCCGAAAGGAACAGGCAGCGATGTTAAAGAAACCCGCATGGACACGCGATACGGTTTTACTTGGAGACGCAGAATCTGTATCGGCTGCGGTGAGACATTCGGCAGCTACGAGATCCCCGAGGACAGCATTGACATGAGTATGTTCACACCGATTGATCCAAATGGAGGCATAGCAAGAAGATGATTGAGACAGACGACCACCCGAGTCATTGGATTCCAGAGCATATGCTGATTGCAAGTGTCATTACGCTTGCTGTAAAAGACGCTTGCTTGGAACCATTCAAAAGCCCTGTTGCAATGCAATGGGATGCAATGACAGCGCATGATTTCTTATGGGGAGAAGGACTCGAAAGCTATATTCATTGGTTGGATATAGACGTAGATTTCTTCCGTAAAAAACTGATCGAAACGATGGCAAACGATAAGGACGTTGGACACAATGGATTCAAACCACAAGAACGTAGAGCCTTCCGATTCAACAAGAAAATCTGGGACAGAGAATCAGCAGGACTGGGCGGCAGGATGGCTAACGATAAATCGGCTCGTTGGCGCTCTGTGGATATCATTGCTCAAAAAGAACGCGCAAGCATCCCAGGAAATACTGTTAAATATTCAAACGGAATCGAGGCTCTTGTCCACTACCATCAAGTTGATTCAGGAGAATGATCATGCAAAGAATGTCTTTCGATGAACTCCACAGCAAAATCATTCAATGGAGCCGTGACCGGCAAATCATCCCAAACTCAACCGCAAACGCTCAGTTCCTGAAGGCAGTCTCAGAGATGGGTGAACTCGCAGACGGTCTGGCAAAGAAAGACATCACTCTGACCGCTGACGCTGTTGGTGATGTCATGGTCTGTTTGATCAACTTCTGCGCTCTGGCAAATCTGGACATTGTTGAGTGTCTGGAAGGTGCTTACCATCAGATCAAGGATCGCAAAGGTTTTCTGATGCCCAATGGTGTATTCATTAAGGACGTAGCATGAAAGAAGCACAAACAGTCTGGACGTATCGAAACATCATGTATGTCCCGCACTTCAGCAAGAAAGGATACTGGGTCGGTCCTGGTTATCCCAGAACTCAGAAAGTAGAGTTTTCAGCCGACAGGTTAAGGAAACTCGGAGCGATCCAACACACATATCCGCTGTTTGTAAAAGACTAATCATTCGGGGATAATGGTGGGGTTCTCCTCCCCCCGTTATCCCCCTATCACTGGGGGATTTTTTTATGGTTCCAAAGCTCATTCATATCGTCTGGGTCGGTGACAAACCGCAACCACAGGAGGTAGATTCATGGCTCAAAATGAATCCAGAATACGAAATACAGGTCTGGGGAAATCAGAGCCTGACTCGTGGGTGGCGACTGGCGGAACACATGGCGCACTATTGGGAGACTCAAAAAGCAGGTGTAGCAGACTGCATGAGGTGGGAAATACTGTACGAGTTTGGCGGGATTGCAATGGATGCGGATTCCGAGTGTGTTCGACCGCTGGAGGACTGGCTATTAGAGCCGGATGTCTTTGCCTGCTGGGAAAATGAGATTGCAAGGCCAGGACTTATCGCAAACGGTATCGTTGGAGCCACGCCACAGCATCCGTTGATCGGTCAAATCATCCAAGACTTAGTGGACGACAAACCAGAAGGCAGAATGGCATGGCAGTTCACAGGCCCAGCAAGACTCACAGAGACAATTCACAAGCACAAGTACCGTGACATCACGATCTATCCTTCGCACTATTTCCTGCCGGATCACTTTGCTGGCTCAAACTATCAAGGCAAAGGTCAGGTCTTTGCGAAACAAGGGTGGGCAAGCACAAGGGGGCGCTGGTGAATATTTTGGTCACATCGGCTATCAACAGCGATCCGAGAAGGCTTCAGGAGCTACTAGGAACGATTGAGAGCGTCTGGAGTCGTTACCCGCTGTCTACCATCCACTTATCAGAAACATCGCGTATACGCCCGTCTGAGGGCTTCTTGGACCATATCCCGAAAAGGGTCGAGGTAACAGGGTTCTGGGGTGCTGAATGGATCGACAGGGCTCATGACACAGGTCTACCGATTGCCTTCGTGCAGAACGCAATTGAGATCGAGTGTTTGCAGCGGATGATGGATCTGCAATATTGGTACGACAGGATCTACAAAATTTCTGGCCGGTATCAGTTGACGAATCACTTCGATCCAGAGTCTCACGACTGGGACAAGTTCACATTTCGGCAACCGTTGCGGACAGGGTTCAGCATGGATCAAGTTGGCACGATTGGAATGCTGATGACTAGGTTGTTTGGGTTCCCAACCAGTCAGGCGCAGTACCTGAAATCTGTGCTGGAGAAGATCGGAAACGAGCATTGGCAGAGATGGCTATCGGGTAATCCGTTCGACATTGAACATGGTTTGTACAAGCACATTGACCACAAAATCTGTCAGTTTGTTGATAGAATTGGGATTATTGGTAGGATAGGGCATTCAGAACACATCGTAGAGGACTGATCATGCCGATCACGAGCAAGCAGCAACAGCGTCTTATGTATGCAGCAGCCGGTAGCAAGAAGGTTGCAAAAGAGACTGGAGTCCCGCAAAAGGTTGCCAAGGAAATGATCGAGGCAACACCGAAAAAGGCATACAAAAAGATGCCTGCTCGTAAAGGAAAGATGTGAAGAAGGCAATTTGGGACAAGCCTCGTCCAAAAAGTCTAGGCAAACCTGATCCTCTTTCCAAGGGTGAGAAGCGATCAGCTAAGGCAATGGCTAAGGCTGCTGGTAGACCTTACCCAAACATGGTCGATAACATGAGAGCAGCGAGGAAGAAGTGATGGAATGCCCTATTTCTACGCAAGACTCAAAAGTCAACGACCGGAACAAGGCCGAGGCAGAGTCCAAAGCTGGCTACATGGAAGCAGAGGACGAAGAGTATTCATGCGGCAAGTGTGCAAGATTCATCCAGACACCAGAGATGATCGAATGCATGATTGCTGGTCTACCGGAGGATATGCAGGAAATCGTTGACGACGACGATATTGGTTATTGCGCTCGTTGGGATTTCCGCTGTACAGAGGATTACACCTGTGATCGGTGGCTGTCTGGTGGCCCTGTAAAGGGCATGACCGAGAAGCACAAGATCATGCTCAAGATGGCAAAACTGATGGAGGAAGATTAATGGGTACGACCAATCAACCAAATTATAAGAAAAAGCCTAAACCGGCTAAAAACAACGCTCCTAAGTTGCCGAAGAAATGACCGCGGCTTGGACTCGCAAGGCTGGAAAGAACCCAAAGGGTGGGTTGAATGAGGCTGGGCGAAAGTCTTACGAGCGGCAGAATCCAGGCTCAGACCTCAAGCCTCCGGTAAAGTCAGGCGACAATCCGCGCAGGGCATCGTTTCTGGCGCGAATGGGTAATATGCCTGGGCCAGAGTACAAGGACGGCAAACCGACTCGTCTGCTGCTCTCCCTGAAAGCCTGGGGAGCATCCAGTAAGGCAGATGCTAAGTCTAAGGCTAAGGCTATCAGCGAACGAAACAAGAAGTGATTGTCGATCACAGCCCATTTTGGCACTGTGTAGTCGATGATTTCTTCACTCGGCCACACGACATCGCAGCAGAGTTTCCAGCACAGGATGATCCCTGTTGGTTTCGCTACGACAATCCTCTGGAAATCAAGCAGACCTGTAATAACTGGCACAGGTTTGGTCCTGCTCTGTACGAAACCTTCCAGCAGTTACTGAGTCAAGACTTCACAGAGTTCCTAGAGCGATACGTTGACTGCGAACTGACTCCAGACTTAGGCTTGCATGGTGGTGGATTGCATCAGCATGGAAGAGGAGGCAAACTCAATGTTCACCTCGATTACAACATACATCCGAAGCTACATCTTCAGCGTCGTCTTAACCTCATCGTCTACCTTACTCCTGATTGGCAACCGGAATGGGGTGGTGGGTTGGGTCTGTACAAGGACAGCAAGACTCTTGTTAAGACCATTGACCCACTCTTCAACCGGGCGGTGATATTCGACACTAGGGGCAGTTGGCATGGGTTGCCAGATGCGATAAAATGTCCACCTAGGGTAACAAGGAATAGTATCGCGGTTTACTATTTGTGCGAACCAGGAGTGACTGACAACAGGACGAGAGCATTGTTTGCTCCGACTGAGAGTCAGGAGAAAGATCAGAGCGTAATAGAGTTTATCAACAAGCGTTGCCGATGACCCGATAGGAGTCGGATGTGGAAAAGATCGAGCAGGTAAGCATTGAATTGCTTATCCCTTATGCCAACAATGCCCGGACTCATTCTGACGCACAGGTCGCTCAGATTGCAGCAAGCATAAGAGAGTTCGGGTTTACAAATCCTGTATTAACTTCAGACGACAACACCATCATTGCTGGACACGGTAGGGTGATGGCTGCTCGTAAGTTAGGACTCACTCAGGTTCCAGTTATCAGGCTGTCTCATCTGTCAGAGACTCAGCGCAAGGCTTACATCCTGGCTGATAATAAGCTCGCGCTGAATTCTGGATGGGACAATGAATTGTTAAGGATAGAAATAAAAGAATTGTTAGACAGTCAATTTTCAATGGACTTGCTTGGGTTCGACGTTGAAGAAATAACAAGATTGATGGATGAAGAAATTTCGTTGCATGAACCGGAAGAACAAAAATATTCTGAAGTGTTCAACATAATTGTTGAGTGTAAAAACGAGCAAGAACAAGAACGTGTTTTCAATGAACTAGATGAAAAAGGTTACAAATGCCGAGTGCAAAGTTTGTAATTGAGACACACGTTGGAAGTTCGTTTCGCGTCAACAAAATCAAATCAATGTTTGATGTAGATGTTGATGTTGTTAAAAAAGAATTTGACGTTAACATACCGATTGAGAACATTGAATGGAATATTGGGTTAATTGTTGGTGCGTCCGGTTCAGGCAAAACAACAATTGCAAAAAAATTGTTTGCTAATTTTGATGTGTTTAATGGGTTTAATTGGGTTAGTTCATCTTTGGTTGACGATTTTTCACAAGAGTTTGGCGCAAAAGAAATTACAGAATCTTTGAGTAATGTTGGATTCTCGTCTCCTCCTGATTGGTTGAAACCGTTTGCTGTATTGTCTAATGGTCAAAAGATGAGGGCCGAATTGGCTCGTATTATGTTGGAAGCAAAAAAACCAATTGTATATGATGAGTTTACTTCTGTTGTTGATAGACAGGTTGCAAAGATCGGCAGTTCAGCAATACAAAAATTCATTAGAAAAAATAACAAGCAATTTATTGCTTTGAGTTGTCATTACGACATAGAAGAATGGTTGCAACCTGATTGGGTATTTGATGCTAATGAAAACAGGTTTTATCGGAGGTCGCTTCAACGCCCAGCGATCAACATTGGAATCAGAAAGGCAAAACAGGATGAATGGAAATTATTTGAAAACTTTCATTATTTAAGTTCTGAACACAACAATGCTGCTAATAAATACATTGCGGAAATTGACGGAGTGCCAGCGGCTTGGTGTAGTGTGTTGCACTTCCCGCACCCGGTTGTGAAGAACATGAAACGTATTCATAGAATTGTTGTTCGACCTGATTATCAAGGTATAGGGCTTGGTGTGCGATTTATGTCAGAAATAGCTGATTTGTATAACGATCAAAAATACAGAGTTTCCTTGGTTACGAGCGCCCCTTCATTTGTTCATGGGTTGCAAAAACGCAAGGATTGGGTGATGACACGAAAGCCTGGGAGATTGCAAAAGACAGCAAAGACCGGCGCATTGGCTGGATCAACTTCTGATGCTAGGCTTACTGCAACCTTTGAATACGTTAAACTTTCGGATATAAAAAATGCAAGGCAAACGGCATAAACCGTCAGACGAGGATCGTCGGCTAGTCAAGACGCTATCTGCTGTCGGGGTGCGTTATGTTGACATTGCCGACAAACTAGAGATTGATCACGACACACTCACCAAGCATTACAAGAAAGAACTGACAGAAGGGCGAATGGAGGCTAATGCAGCGGTCGCTCAGACGTTGTTCCAGCAGGCCAAAGCAGGCAACACTACAGCTATGATCTTCTGGCTCAAGACAAGGGCTGGATGGAAAGAAAAGCAGGTTGTCGAGCATTCAGGCCTTGATGGGGAGCCAATCAAAACATCAGCAATCTTAGAGGTGGTCGGAGTTGAGGCAGAAGGTCGAGATTCCGAGTAAGTTGCTTCCGCTGTTTCAGCCGAAGCGATACAAGATCCTTCACGGTGGACGAGGTTCAGGCAAGTCATGGTCTGCTGCTCGCGCACTGGTAGCGATAGGTGCATCCAAGCCGATCAGGGTTCTGTGCGCCAGGGAGACTCAGAAGAGCATCCAAGAGTCTGTCCATAGGCTGCTGAAGGATCAGATCGAACTGCTGAACCTGCATGAGTTCTACGAGGTTCAGGAAACCAAGATTCTCGGTAGGAACGGCACAGAGTTCACGTTTGCAGGGATCAGACAGCAGGGTGTTGCAAACCTGAAGTCTTACGAGGGAACGGACATCTGCTGGGTGGAAGAGGCCCAGGTTGTCACAAAGCGATCTTGGGACATCCTGATCCCGACCATCCGCAAGCCAGGGTCAGAGATCTGGGTGAGCTTCAATCCGGAACTCGATACGGATGAGACCTTCACAAGGTTCGTGACTAGTCCACCTGCTGAGAGTTGGGTCTGTGAGATCAACTGGTCTGATAACCCGTGGTTCCCGACAGAACTCGATAAAGAACGCAGAGACTGGTTAGATCGAGATCCGACAGGGTATCTGACAACCTGGGAAGGTCGATGCAGGCCTGCTGTCGAAGGCGCGATCTACGCTAGTGAGATGGAAACCATCCAGCGAGAGGGTCGCATTCGCGCTGTGCCAGTTGATCCGCTGCTGAAGGTTCATACCGTCTGGGACTTGGGATGGAACGACAGTATGTCGATCATCTGCGTTCAGAAGGTTGCCTCGGAAATCAGGGTGGTTGATTACATCGAGGACAGCCACAGGACGATTGACTCGTATGTCATGCAGCTACAGGAAAAGAAACTTAACTGGGGTACAGACTTCATCCCGCACGATGGAGCGCACAGAGACTTCAAGTCAGGCAAATCCACGCAGGAGATGCTGCAAAGCCTTGGAAGGTCTGTAGAGGTCTTGGCGAGGGGCAATCCGGAAGAAGGTATCAGGCTGGCAAGGCAAGTTTTCCCAAGAGCGTATTTCGATGCTGAACGGTGCATGGATCTTGTTAACCACCTGAAGCGGTATCGCAGAGCAGTCAATCAGGTGACGAACGAACCGGGTGCGCCATTGCACGACGAGCATAGTCACGCAGCGGATGCGTGGAGGTATTTGGCTCAATCGTTGGACATGATGTCGAACGATGATTGGGGCAAACCATTGAAAAATAATACGAGGTGGGTGGTATGATTATTCCGCAAGGCTATATTGTTGATCGCAGAATGTTCGATCAGGTTGTCAAAGAGCTAACTGATCGGATTGATCGACTGGAAAATCAGGTCAAGGAATTACAGCCTGAGAAACGACCGTACACAAAGCGAGCGGAAAAATGGACGAAGGCAGACTGAAGGCAATTGTCTCTGCTGAGATTGATGACGCGATTGGTTATCTCGATACAGAGACAACGCAAGAACGCGCACTCTCAATGGATTACTACCTGCGAAACCCTTACGGGAACGAGGTAGAGGGTCGCAGCCAGATTGTCACAGGTGAGGTTGCAGAGGCGATTGACGGTGCTTTGCCTCAGTTAATCCGAGTGTTCACGGCATCAGACGACATTGTGCGGTTTGAGCCTACAGGCCCAGGTGACGAAGAAGGTGCTAGGCAAGCCACAGAATATGCAAACTGGGTGTTCTACAAGCAGAACCCAGGTTTCCAGATCCTGCATCATTGGTTTAAGGATGGTCTGCTCCAAAAGACAGGAACGGTAAAGTGTTATTGGGACGAGAAGATCGATGTCATCGAGGAGGTGTATCAGAACCTCTCGGAGACTGAACTCGTCCTGCTGATGTCAGACCAGTCTCGTCAGATTGTCGCTCAAGAGATTGTGCAGCAGGAGATGCAAGGGCCAGACGGTCAGGTGATGGTCGCGCAGTTCTTCAATGTCGTGGTTAAGAAGTCCAACAAACACGGCAAGATTGTCATTGAGAACGTTCCTCCTGAAGAGTTGATCGTTTCCAAGCGAGCCAAGAATATGCAGGATGCTCCGTTCATGGCGCATCGCACATTGGTTCCGAGGACTGAACTGATCCAGATGGGATTCGATCCCGAGATTGTGGACAACCTGCCGGTTTACAACAGTCTGGACTTCACCGAGGAAAAGATCGCACGATACAGTCCCGGTGAAGAGCCTTTCGAGCAGAACAGCCTTGATCCTGCTATGCAAGAGATCGAGGTTTTCGAGTGCTATATCTACGTTGACGTAGACGAGGACGGGATTGCAGAGTTCCGCAGGATCGTCTACAGCAACAACGAGATTCTAAGCAACGAGCAGACGGATTATTGTCCGTTCCACGTTATCTGCCCGATTCCGATCCCGCATAAGTTTTTCGGTCAGTCTCTCGCTGATCGAACGATGGACATCCAGCTAATCAAGTCCACAATTGTGCGGCAGATGCTGGATAACTTGTATCTCACAAACAACGCAAGGGTTGGTGCGGTAGAAGGTCAGGTCAATCTGGATGACTTGCTCAACGTCACTCCTGGTGGTGTCGTCAGGCTGAAGAACCCTGCTGCTGTGGTTCCGCTGGCAGTCACTCCTGTTGCTGCTCAAGCATTCCCGATGTTGGAATACTTTGATCAAGTTCAGCAGAAGCGCACAGGGGTCTCAGACGCTCAGCAGGGGCTTGATCCTAACGTATTAGCAAACGTCACAGCAGCGGCTGTAGCAGCCGTTACAAGCGCACAGCAGGGCAAACTGGAACTAATCGCTCGTATCTTTGCTGAGACGGGCGTTAAGAGTTTGTTTAAGGGCATTCTGCAACTGGTCTGCAAGTATCAGGACAAGCCAACCATCATTCGGATGCGTGGCAAGTTCGTAGAGATGGATCCGCGAGAGTGGTCGAATCAGTACGATGTCAGCATCTCTGTCGGTCTTGGTACTGGAACCAAACAGGAGCAGATGGCAATGCTCCAAATGGTGTTGGCAAAGCAGGAGCAGATCCTTCAGACGCTTGGGCCTGCTAATCCGTTGGTGAGTCTTGGTCAGTACCGGATGACGCTGGGACGGTTTATCGAGGCGGCAGGGTTCAAAGACTCTAGCGAGTTCTTCAAGGACATCACTCCAGAGCAAGATCAGGCTCTGTCCAATCCTCCTCCGCAGCAACCTCAGCAGAATCCTGCTCTTGATGCGATGATGGCTCAGGCACAGGCGCAGATTCAGATCGAGCAGCAGAAAGCAATGGCTGCGATTGAGACGCAGAGGATGAAGGCTCAAGCGGATATTCAGCTTGCAAGGGAAAAAGCGGCGGCAGATTTGGAGTTGAAGCAGGCAGAATTCCAAGTTGAGGCTC